GTGGAAAGGCAGGGAGTTACGGAGGATGAACTCGATAGGCTCGATGGCAAACTGAGTGTAATGCGCTGGGCGTGTTACTATGTCGGGGGTGTCCATAGAATTACCTTTCCTGTGTTGAAATCAAAATCATCTTTCCGACATATTCGAGCCACTCGTGCTTGGGTGGTGGCTACAAATTCGGAGAGGCCCTTCTTTTCGTAGGCGTTAACAACAGCTGCCCACATCTCCATGGGTGTCTTGCAACCGTCCAAGATTTTTTCTGCTGTTTTCGGACCACAACCATCCAAGCCTTTATAGCCATCGACTGCATCACCTGTGAGAGCCTGCAGCATGTGGAAGTAGTCAGCCTCGAACTCAGTGATGGTGCGAACTGCTTCATCCTTAGCTGGGTTGAAGAGCTTACCGGGGATGGTAGCTAGGTCCTTGTCCTCACTGATAATGACACAGTCAGGCTCGTTGGTAGAAGTGATACCAAGTAAATCGTCTGCTTCCATATTAACAACCATGACAGCACCCATCTCATCTAGAAGGTACTGTCGTAGGGCCTTCAGAAGTAGTGGACGCCTTACAGCTTTCCTATTGGATTTGTAGGAGGGCAGGATATCCTTGCGCCAGTTACTTGGGTCAGTGATGAACATAACAAACTCACCCTCACCAATCTTATCTGTCACCTTGTTGAGATAATCGTGGATGTATTGGATACCCTCATGTTCGTAAGCGTGGAGGGTCCACATCCCATCACCCCAATCGATAGGGCGCTCAGCATTAATAGCAGCTTTGAAGGCCACGATGTCTGCATCTATGAGAAACTTGGTCATTGCATTTTACCCCCATCAAGGGACATCAACTCTGCAGTCATGGAGTCATCGATGGTCATAACCTGTAAGCAGATCAGGGCTGCATCGTGGACTATGTTTCGCATGTTGATGTCATCTACTGAGGAGTAGACTTCAGCTAGCTTGGCTATGCTTGCTGACATAGCTGTGAATACTATCAGTTCTGTACCTTCATCCATCTGTCAGCGCCTTCCATGAGATTGGGTAGAGTGATGCCATCTGCTCACCGAGCAGTTCTGCAAAGTCTCTAGTTTCTTTTTGAGTGTCTGGTTTGATGCGTAGGTTGTAGACGCGGGACCAGAACAAGAGTGACCCAGTCCACACCCACTCAGTGATGGCACCCTGCGGAAGGATAGCCCGTGCCTGTTCAGCACAGATGCCCAGCGCCACCATCTTATTATAGGTAGCAATCGCATCGATGCAGATGTCGTGGTATTCCTCTAGGAACTCTTCACTCCTGCGGTGAGCTTCAGCACTTGAGCCTTGCTTAACGTCAGCTGCAGTACCCCTGAAAAACTTAGGCTTCCAGTAGGATGGTGAAGACTTGATGTACCTGCGGCTGACCTCATTCCACGTTCCACCGACTTGGTGTTTTGCAAGTTGTCTGCTGACGAAGATTGGTGCGGTGCAGCGGAAGGTTGCTACTGGGTGCGTGAAGGGATGGGTGTGCTGTTCACGAGCGAGGAAGTTAATCAGACGCTCGTTCTGGTGGGGGCCATAGGCTTCCGCTTGCTTATCAAAGGATACTCGGGCTGCATCCACGACCAGATCGTCTGAGCCGTGATGTGCAATGTAGGATACATCAGTCATTTCTATTCCTTAACGGTTAGATTTTAATAAACTTTGCGGGGTGGTAGGTGTGAACTTCGCGGTGACAGTTCGAGCAGAGGAGGTGACACTTATCTGTCTCCCTTACTAAGTTATGCCAAGACCTCTGCATGTTAGCTTGGGATACCCCGAACACTTTCAGGGTGTGGTCGTGGTGATGGAAGTCGTAAACATTAGGGTGATACACCTTCAAGCATCTCTCACACTTGCCGCCCATGTAGGCGACAAGCTGTTTCTTTCGGCTGCGCGTAAACTCTCGCATCTTAATTGAGTGAGGATTTTTAGTGCGTGTCTGCCCAGTTGTTACCGATCTTGAACTCTCCTGTGATAGGGCATCTGAAGTTAAAGTGTTCCCCGGCGAGTTGAAAAGATTTAACTGCTTCTCTTCCGACATCTTCAGCTATTTCCTTTCTAGCTATGAGCTGCACTTCGTCATGAACGTGTGCAACTTGGGCATAGTCTTCGCCCCATTTGTAACCTTTAATGGTTAGATTTTCGTACAGGAATACTGTGGCCTGCTTGGCTAGCAGCGCCCCTGCGGATTGCAGCAGTACATTCAAAGCTGAATGAGGGCTGCGGATGGAGAGTTTCCTGCCATCCAGTCCAAGTAAGTGCCCTCTACCTTCTTTAATCTTTATGCGGTTTCCGTTTGAATCCTTGATCCACCTACCATAGATGGTTTCCTGCACAGCTATCCGAAGCTCCCTAAGAGCAGGGGTAGCTTTCATGAACTTATTGATTAACGCCCTGCCTTCCTTCTCAGTACCACCAACGATGGAACCAATCTTGGCAGCGCCTGCCCCATACAGGAATCCATATATGAATACCTTTGAGCTGGACCTGTCAGGTAGCCCAGCGGCCTTCTGATTGACCGAATGCACATCTCCATTGAGGACAACATTTGTGTAGGAACCTCCATCGTACTTCGCCATCATGTGGGCGAGGCATCTCAATTCTAAGCCGGATAAATCTGCTCCAACTAAAGAGTAACCCTCTGGTGCGTAGAACAACTCACGACACTGAGTGCCATACGGAGCATTGACGCTAGGTGTCTGAGCTACGTTAGGCCTGTTGTGCGTACAGCGCCCAGTGGACGCACCATTTGTATTGACTTGACCATGTATCTTTCCATTCTGTACTTTCTTCAGCCAAGCATTTTGACCTACAGCTAACTGCCCAATCCTTTTGTTCAGCATCAAATACTCATTGAGTAGCGCAGCTTCAGGATAGTCTAAGCCTGCGAGTACAGTCTCATCTACCTTGGCCTTGCCCTGCTCTGTGTGTGCTTTCGCGACCCAGCCTAGCGTTTGCAATCTGTCTGCTATGTGGTCCCTGCTTGCGGGATTAAATACAACTTCCTTGACCTTGTAAGTCAGCTGTCCTTTCACATACCCTCGGGCCTTGTTGTTGACCTTGGGTGTAAAGGGTTCCCTGATTTCCCACGGCTTGAAGGCAACCTGCAGCTCATCGTTCAGCTCCGCTTGGCGTCCCTGTAAAGTTGCCAAGAGTTTGTGTGCCTTCACCTCATCAAAGTGAAAGCCATGCGCTTCCTGTTTGCGGATGACATGAGCGAAGTCATGCTCTAGCTTGACGCTCTGTGCGCTGGGCTTCTTGGACATGATGCGCTTGTAGAATGTTAGGTTAGCTCGACAGTCCTGAACGCAATACGTTTGCATTGCCTCTGACCATTCGTCCCACCCGTCACTGTAGCCATCCTTGTGGTTACCCAAACGTAACCCCCACGCCTTGAGGGAATGGGAGCCTATGAGTTGTCGGGGAAAGTTAGCACCTCTGGGTTTCTTGATGTATTCAAAGTCATTGTTCTTCAGGTCCGACCAGACTAGCCGAGACATAATTAACGTATCGTGTATCTCACCTTCGTACTCAAATCCGAACAGTTTATGTAGGGCAGGGAAGTCGAAGCCCTGAATATTATGTCCCGCCAAAAGCTCTGCACTCTTGAGGTATGACATGCCATCCGCGATAGATGTGTAGCCCTTTTGATCTGCACAGCTTAGTTCTTCTTCAGTGTCCATGTCCAACAGTACGAGGCTGTGGACCTTAGTCAGGTCTGGCAATAGGCCATCGGTTTCAATATCAAATAGAATACGTTTCATTATGCTGTCCCTCTCGACTAGCTAGAAGTCTGAGCTGCCATCGTCAGCAGCATCCTCAAAGATGTTGGGGTCATCGACCTCAACCATTCGTCCTGTGTCTTTGTTGTAGTGCAGATAGCAGCCAATGCCTGTCTCACCTGAGTGGCGATTTTTTAAACAACGGACTGTGGCTACATTCGGGTTCTCACCCTGTTGGTCCCGTTCAACTGACAGACACATGTCCGACAGCTGCGCGATTGATGCACTTCCACGCAATGAATTGAGCGTGACTTGCATACCATTTTCCCATCCCTTCTCACCTGCAGGACGCCGCAAGTGAGACACTAGGATGAGGCCGATACCTGTCTCTTCGACAAGGGACCGAAGCAGTGTCATTATACGGTCAATCGCCTGTCTTTCATCCCCTTCTTCTTGCGAGCTAACAACTATCGATAAATGGTCGAGTATCACCCAGCCAACACCACATGCCTTGGCTAAGTATCTCACCTTAGATAGCAAGTTGTCAGTTCTCATTGATCCGAAATGATCGTAGACGAAAAACCTTCCGTTACCGACTGTCTTGTTGAAGGCATCTCGCATCTCTTCCTCAGTCACACCATCACGAGATAGGTGAAGAGGGTTGTCCAGAGCTAGGCCCATCAATGAGATAGCTGTGTGCCGCACGTTCTCTTCCAATGCGATGTAGCCTACGCTCTCTCCCTCATTACTGAGATGATAAGCTATCTCGCGGCAGACCTGTGACTTACCAACTCCACTACCAGCTGTGATGGTTACTAGCTCACCCCGGCGCATACCTCGTGTCTTAGTATTGAGACCGGGGAATGGGTAAGGGATGGAAGGTGTTGTATCATCCTTTGATACAGCATCCCAAAGGTCCTCACCGTTGATGATACCATCGGGACGGTAGACCTTAGCTGACCACATGGCTTCAAGTAGCTCACGGGTCTTACCGTTTACAATCATATCTGAAGGATCGTTCTCTGATAATGTAGCGATGTGAGCCTTGCCGGGGGATAGCAGCTGGGCAACCTCAAGGGCCGCAGTCTGACCAGCGGTGTCGTTGTCGAACATGATGATAACTTTTTCAAAGCTCTCTACAAATTCAAGAGAGTTCTGGATACACCGCTTGGCTCCAGCTGCGCCCGTGCTTATGGACACCGTTGGAAATTTATTACCCTGTGCTTGAGACATAGAGAGCGCACAAATTTCTCCCTCTGTAATAGTCAGCATTTTACCACCGTCACGCCAGAGGTGCTCACCGTAGAGGCCAGCTGCCTTAGCGTCCCCGAGCATCTTGAAGTTCTTGCCGGGGAGCCTGATCTTCTGTGCCACCACCGAGCCATCCTTGCCACGATAGTTAGCTATCTGAACTGTCTGGCCTTGGTACTCGCCAATGGTATAGCCAAACTTCTTGCAGGTTTCTTCAGTGAGCTTTCGTTTACCTAATGCCTGCGCTTCACCAAAAGGTAACAGACCAGACGCTGGTTTAGATTGAGCGAATTCAGTTTGCATAGCTGACCCTACCTTTTGATATTCATTACAGACAAAGCAATAAGACCCACCGTCTGAGTAGACCGCCCGACCATCGGACGATCCACATTTGCAGGAGGTGTGGTGGAGGAGACTACTCTCCTGCGAGTTTGTACTCTGCATATCGCGCTCCGTTCGGTGCTGTCTTCATCGTGGTATGAAGGGACATCCCCCGGTTTCGGAGGCGGTTGACCACAGCGGCAAGCCGCCAGATCGAGTAGTTACTCTGGGCTTCCAAAGCACTGATGGATTTGTAGGTATTCAGGTGGTTCATTACGATTTGTGTCTGTGACATGCGTCATCTCCAAGTTGTCTGGGTTAATCGTGGGGGGAGGTGCGGAACATTCCGTACCAAAGTGCAATCAGTGCATCGAGGGGCCACAGCATTGAGCTTATAATCCAAGGCACCAATTTTATTTCGTCGTCTTCATCGTGAAGAATGTCAGCCATAAGAATGCAGCCGAGTAGGTAAAAGATGATTGCCATCTTCACTCCTTTAAAATGCAAAAGGCCCACCCGAAGGTGAGCCAAATTTTTTTGTGAGCTATGGGTGCAGCCTATCGGCTAGTCATCTAGGTCCATACCTTTTGTTAAGAGGTGGATGAAACCGTGGCTAAATATTTTATGGTATGTCTCTGGCTCCATATCCAGAGTGACAGTAGCAGACCCATCATCGTGGTCGGTTATCTCAGTGATTTTAATCGTTGGGATAGTACCTTCAGTCATCAGTCCTCTCCTTTAAATGCTTACGAAATCTTTTGTTGTAAGCACGTTTGATCTTCTTCAATTGACCAGCCTTCCAGTGGAGAAACTTACGTGCCTTACTCAAAGCATCGTACTCATCTCCACCTTTTAAGGGTAATCGCTTAGTCATGATTAATCTCCCACAGCCTGATAACTACTAACACCGTATTACTTATGACCATTTAAGGATGATAAATAAGACTATAATGTTAGTAGTTATCTCCACTTAATCTAAGTTGCTGATTACTTCGTCGTGTTCAAACCAGTGAGCAGCATCGAAGTTAGGACAGGTCTTGTTCTTGTCAAAGTCTGTATGTCCTGCGACGACAGCGAGGGGGAAGTGGTCAGTCTGCCACTCGACGATAAGCTTACGCAGAGATGCGTACTGTTCATCTGTGTAGTTGACCGCTGGCCCATCCTTTTCTTTGTTCATGCCGCCTATCAGGCAGATGCCACGGGACCGTGAGTTCATGCCTCGAACGTGAGCGCCTGTTCGAGCAAGAGGCCTACCATCTTCAATAGTACCATCACGTTTAATGACTGCGTGGTAGCCGATCATCATCCAGCCTTT